TAGGTACAAATCCATTTACTCCCTCCTCTGCTTTTGCCCACATTCTATGGAAGAAGTTACCTGTTCCATTTGGTGTTGAAAGTACAATAGCTTTACCACCCGTTGAAAGTGTTTGTTGTGATGATCCCCAAATTTCTTCTATTCGATTTTCCTCAATAAAGGCAGCCTCATCAATAATCAGTAAAGAAATAGCTTCTGATCTACCTGCATCACTTGCTGCTGAAACTGCTTTAATTTGTGATCCATTTTTTAATCGAAGTGCTAATTTATTTTTTTCAACAAAACCAATTTGAAGCCAAGAAGGTAAACTATCATACATGAATTTTACCTTTGTTACCAAGTTTTTAGCTGTATCTTGTTTGGTTGCTACTACTAAAATAGCTTTATCTTTTTGGAATATCATCATCCAAAGTGCCATACCAGCGGATAGTGTTGAAATACCTAGCTGTCTTGATTTTAGAATAATATTTCTATCATTCTTTTGTAGTAATGTTAATACTCCTTCTTGAAAAGGATATAAATTAAATTGAATTCGACCCCTTGTTGGGTGTTGAATCCAACAATATTTCTTCATAAAATAGATAGGATCTTTAGCACATTTAATGTACTCTTGTTTTATGATTTCTTTTATGTTTGCCATCGTATATACGTAGACAAAAATTTTAGAGATTCACTATCTCTAATATTTGTTTTATCCTTTCCTCAGTTGTACCTTTAATTGTATAGGTTTTATTTCTATATTGTTTTAATAAACCTCTAATAGACTTATCAATTTTATTTCTATATTGTTCATTTGTTTCTCTAACTCCATTATCTTCTATAGCTAATCCCTCAGGAGAAATGTAAAAAATATAATCATAATGTCCTACAAATCTTTTAGCATAATCCTTAAAAGCATCGGCATTTATAACACTTGTATGAATAGCACATTCAGTAAAAGCCATTACGTCAATAATAGTTCTATCGGTAATGATATTTTCCTGCATTAATTCCGTTACTCTTTCTGCTAAGAATACTGTTTGTCCCTCAATAGTTGTTTTATGGTTTAAAGGTATTCCTAAGGAATTAAGATATTTACTTCTCTCAGTTACTACTTTAAAATTCTCAAATTGTGGTAGTTTTGCTAGTGCCTTTGTTAGTGTTGTTTTTCCAACACTCATTGTTCCACATAATCCTATTTTCATCTAACTTCTATTTGTATGTCCTTTAGGTGCTGTTCTTTTTGAAGGTGGTAAACCATCTCTATGTTTTCTCATTTCCGCCCAATCATCTTTTGTATATTTAATACCTGATAGATAATAATCTTTAACTTTTTGTGATTTATTTATTACTGAAGGTCCATCCCAATTGTGAAATTTTGCTACTCCTTCAATTTGTAAAACATAAGCTGTTGTTTTACTTCCATCTGATTCCTCTCTAGTTAATTTCATTTCTCTAGTTGTTGCTTTACCATAAGTTCTTGGATTAACTTTTTTCACTTTTTTTTTTTTTAAAATTGATTCTGCGACATAAGTACCTTGTGCTCCTGATACTGTTATACCTCTTGCTGACAATGCATCACCTACGAAATAAATGTTAGAAAACCTAGTTAAACTTAAATCATCGTACTTAACTAAAGGCTCAGGTGATAAATATTTTACTTCTGGCATATAAATTCCCCAATCATTACCTAATGTTGGGAATACTTCCTTCATATCTCCAATAAAATCTTCAATATGAATAGCATAATCACCTAATGCATCATATAAAAGATCCATACTATCTACTACAACACATTCAACATAATCACCTTCAGATGTTTTAGATGGGATTCTTTTACTAGGAGAGAAGTATGTGCCTTTTTCATTAATTTGAAGTTGTTTAACTGCTTTACGTGACCAATCAAAAGGCTTATCAATATCTCTAATTTCCATTAAAATACCAAAATTAGTCATATCATTGCGATACGCTTCATCTTTTTTAGCATGACCATTATAACTTATATCACCATAAGTGTGCTCAGCTGCAACGTAAGCTGCATTATTATTAGTACAGAATGAGCGTAATGACACACCTTTATCTTCAAATTTTTGATATAATTTAAAATCATATGAAACATCAATTAATTTTTGAAAGTGATGTTGGGGTGCTTCAAATCTAACTCCAATTTGTACTGATTTAGGTTCTGTAGGTAGGTCGTATTTTTCAGCTAATTCTTTTCCAAAGTCAATACCTGATTTACCTACGCCAAATATAAGTTTATCATAACAAGTAACTAATTTTAGTCTATTTTCATTTTTTACAGAAAAAGATCTTACTTCTTGATGATCAAAATTAATGTCTTCTACTTTTTCTTCCCAAATAAATTCTACACCATTGTCTACTAAGAAATTATACCAATTTTTTCCAATTTCATGTAGGTAATCTGTGCCAACATGCCATACTGGAAATAAGCGTAAGCCAAATTGTGGTTTAATAAAATCAGGTTCTGCTACTGGGTTTGAGCACTGTACTTCTTCAGGTTTTGGGTGAAAGCGTTTGAAATTATTAATAACTTGATCCATTAACTCCATTGCTTTATCTTCGCCACAATATTTTGATAATTGCCCACCAATTGAAGTGTGATATGTTAGTTTACCATCTGACCATCCACCCGCTCCTAAAAAGCCTCTCATTACATCCGAAAGGGGTCTATTATAAGGATCTAAACCCATATCAATAATGGTGATTTTTCCTTTGTAGTTGTTGTCTACTAGTTTGGTTGCTGCGTTTATTCCCGCTACACCTGCTCCTACAATTACGATTTTTTCTTGCATCTATGCTTAATTTTATGGTTAAATATACGACAAAAAAGAGACGTAGCCAAACGAGGCCACATCTCTCAATTTTTATTTTATCGACTAGGATATGAATCTAGTCTATATGTTTTTATTTCTTTTTATTTTTTAATTAAAATTTAGTTCAAATATATTTTCAATATCCTTAAACTCAACGTCTCCCATTACATCTTCATTTTCTTTAAATATTGATTTAATTCCAGCTACTCCTTTACGTGTCCCAGCTATTATTTGAAGAGCATACATGATTAATTTTATTGCTGCTAAAAGTATACCAATATTAAGGATTGTATTTGGGTCACCCCAAACAACCTCTTTACCCATTCCAAACCAACCCGTATCTTGTAAATGGGTTCCTGAAATAAGTTTGTATGTAGCTCCAAGTGCTGTAACTATTGCTGTAGTTTTTAGTGAAGGAATAAATTTCTGAATATTCTTTAATGCTTCAGGATCACCTGTAGATTTATCGGCTACAATTTTTATACCATTATATGTCTTATTAATTACATTTAAAGCTTTATCTGCATTTTCTTGGTTGAATTCCTTTTTTACAATATCATATACCTGTTTTGATTTAGATTTACCAGTTGAGAGGACTTTACTTAAAGCAGGTTTTATTTTATCTTTTAAATCAGATAATGTTCCTTCTTCTATTTGGTATAGGGGTTTACCATACTTGTTTTCAGTAACCCATTTTTTGTAATCAAAGTTTGCCATTATTTCTTTTTACCTTTTTCATATGATCTTCCTCCAAAATAAGCACCAATTACTGTTATTAGTACTAATTGTAGGAGATCTGTCCATTTTTGTTCTACAGTAAAATTAATAGTTCCTGCGTCGATAAATATCATTAAGACTGTACAGACTACAAGAAAAATCAAAACAAGGGGTCTTACATTTTTACTTAACCAACTATCAGAATTCATATCTGCTGTCCAACGATTAGTTACATTTTTTTGTATTTCTGCCTCGTGATTTAAGATTAGTTCTTCTAATTTTCTTTTTGCTTCTAATTTTTCTTCTTTTGAAGTTATTAAATTATCAAGTACACCTCCAACTCCTTTTACGAGTTCGGTTGCACCTGAAGAAAATAATTTGTTTAAAATACTCATAAATTTAATTTTTATTCTTCGGTCATAGTATTAAAATCGAAGTTATCTAAGGGATTATAATCGTCGTCTCCAGGAAGAGGAGTATTTGTGTTAATACCATCTACATCATCAACATCATCATCTCTAAGATCACTTAGAATTTCATCTACTGTTCTTTGTGCCCAACTTATAAGTCCAGCTCCAACATTATTATTGATTACTGCATTAATGACTTTAAAGAAGTTTGCATCATTCATTTTATAAACTTCAGCTAAAAATAATTCGCGAGCTCTATCATCAGTTGAGTTTGTTTGATCATATAAACCTCTTAAACCATCATAAATAAATTTACCATAGCGTAAATCTTCTGGCTCATTAGGTAATGTATCTACTTTATCGATAACTGCTTTGTTAGCATCTCTATCTGACCCAAAACCTTCTGTTCCAATAATTTCGTGTAAACCTTTTACAATTTCATGAACAAGCATAGGAAAACAAATTGCATTTGCTTTAATAACAAATTGCTCATTTTCCTCATCATATTGCATTTCAGATTCTCCCCCTTGCATCATTTGACCTTGTTGCAACATAGCTAACATTAATGCTATCGCTTCATCATTGTCGTATATACCAAACGATAATTTTAGAATTTCATTGTATTTATCTGTTACTTCAGGGTTTATTTCATCTAAGTGTTCTCTAAATAGAAGAAAGGAAGATGCTCCTCTTATTGATGCACCTTGTGTAATAGCATTAATGATTCTTCTTTTTTTCTCAAGATCTACATTAAGGTTAGGTTCCTCTGTGGGTTCTTCCTCATTTCCCTCCCCTCCTCCTAAAGTGAAGTCAGCACCTAAGGACGCTTCAATACGAATATCATTATACCCTATAATAGGGTAAACTTGTTGAACAATGTCTATAGCTACATTTACGAGGTTTTCTTCGTGACCTTG